CTGAGTGAGATACTGTGGAATTACCAAGCCCTCAAACTGTGCAGTTCCGACATCGCGGCGCTCGATTTCCTCTTCGCGCTGATGGCGTGCAAGTCTTTCCTGAGCTGCGTAGTCTGACTTGAACTGCGCATTGTAAGCATCTTTGAAGAAGGATGAATTTGACTCAGGTGAATAGGTGCGTGATTCTTTTGTGACTTTGAAACCGCCGACCTTTGGTGTTGCGATTTCTGCTACTACTGAACGAGCTTCGGCAGCCTTTGCATCGGCTGTTGCTTGTGCAGTGAGCTTTTCAATTTTGTCATCGAGTGTGCGGGATTCAGCAACTAGAGCATCAACCTTAGCGGTTTCCTCTGCGGTGAGATCAGTGCGATTGTCTGAAGCTACTGCCTCAAGAACTGCATCCATCTCTGCCTTCACTGCATCACGGCGCTCGACTACTTTGTCAAGATATGACATTGAGTTTTGCTCCTTATGATTTAGGTTTTCGAGGTGGTGGCCAAGATGCTCGCGGCGCTAAACGGGGTGCGAGGTTGGCTCCGACTTCCATCTGCTCTTTTGAGCAGAAACTTATTTTCTAGCTGCGACTATGGCTTTGGCGAGGCGCAATGAAATCTTGCGGTTAGATTCCTCGCTTGGCTCAGGTAGTGGGTCGATTGCGCGAAGCTCTGAGGCTTTGTGACCGACAAGGGTGTCGGTGGCAACATAGCCATCGCGAAGGGCGCGATAGAGGCGAATCAAAACAGCAGGGTCGCCCTCTTCTGCGGTGATTGTAAAGCTAGAGTCTGGCACATTGATACTGCCCTCACGGACAACTCGGACAATGCGACCCCTTGCTTTGCCGCCTGAGGCATCCCATTCAACGAAGTCGCCAACTCGATCCACGGCGCGTGATTTGTCGTCTTCATCATCCTCATCCATGCCATAACCTGTTCCGTATTTTCTGTCATTAAGCATTGCTTCAAACACTCCTAGCGCGCGCATGATGTGATCGTGACCCTCACTCATATCGTCGAATATGGTCTGCAAGACAGTCATCGTTGCCTCGTCAATGTCACGACCTTCTCTGATTGCTTCTATTGCTTTTTGCAGATGTTTTCTTGCTTCAACTGTCGTTGTTGGGTAGGCAGGATAAGTGACAACCGAGACATCGCCATCTGCAAGAGAAACTTCTGTCAAAATTCTGCGGGTTCTGTCATCATTCCATCGTTGCCTGATAACGCGAAAGGCAAAGGACATCTGATCTACATCGCCGCGCCTAACGAGTTCATAAACATCTCGACCCTCTTGCGTATCTGCAAGCTCTGCCTCAAAGCGCAGACCTTTATCATCCTCTTCTAGTTTGAGAGTTCCATTCTTCGTTCGAGCAACCGGCAAACCCTCGTGATTGACCAGCATTCTTACATCAGGAGTCTCGCTCAAAGTCTTGCGAAACGCACCTGGCGCGATTGTTTCCTTGAATGGAAGAGGAATGCTTGCATCGTTGAAGACTGCGGCATAGCCTGCAAGTTTCATTCCTTCGCTGTCGTTCCTAGCCTCAACATGCTTGACGGCATAAGTGCGGCGTTCGATTTTCTTTGACATTTTACTCCTTGCATCTTCCTCTGCATTAAGGGCATCAATTTTTCGCTGCGCCCAATTTTGCGCTCTGTCACTAAAATTAGAGTCACCGCCCCAAATCAACCAAGCGACTAAGCCTGCGCCTGGATATTGTGGGTGAGATGAGTCTTTGTTCTTTGGCGCTTGTCCGTCAACCTTATGGCGAGCGAACCAAGGAGCCATCTTACGAACTTTATTCTCTGTGATCCGACCTGCTGCCATCTCGCGTGCTTCACGCTTTGCGCCCTCTGTCAGACCATCGCCCCCAAAACCCTCACGAACATATTTCAGCCCGCGTTCTGCATTAGCGCGAATGAACGCAGGCACAGTCAAATCAACCTGTCTGCTGCCAATCTCTCCCTGCCATTTGTTGCAGTAGTAAGCGCCATCAACATAGTCAAGCCAAAGCTCACACCAAGCCTTCGTGCCTGCCTCATTTTGTTTCTCTTCATTGTAGAAATAACAATTCCCACAAGCACGACCTTCAGGCACATCTTCTGACAGAGCTGGCCTGTAATTATCAGGCAAAGCTCTGTTGGCAACTTCGCCTCCTGGCTCAAGGCCCTCGGAAATACTGATGGCAACCATTTGGTCAATGGCATCTTGCTTGGTGTCGTGGCAGCCGATAGTTGTGTAAGAACCATCTGATTCTTGCTTGACAGTTGCAAAACCTTGGCAATCACTTTGCTTGTCAGAAATTAAATATGGCATTGGATTCCTAAATCAGAAGCAGAACTTCTGCATCATCTTCCATTATGGAGAACGAAATCTCAGACATCGCGCTTGCACTGACTGCGCCTAAGCCTGCGACTGCGCCTGCATAAATTGTTGAGATTTTTATTTCTTGCGGTGGGATAATTGGTGGAAAATAAGGTTGGACAAAGCCGTGACTTGTTCCGCCTGTATCTTCGCCAGGTGTTTCAGGCTGAGTGTTTGCATTTGCTTCCAAGCCACCAAGCTCTGCGCCCATAGTCACGAAGTGCGTGACTAATGAACTTCCGCTTGAGGAGATTCCACCAAGGTCGGCACTAGCCGAAACAATGATGATTGGCCCAAGTAAGTCTGTGTCTAGGACACCTGTATCAAGAACAAATTGAGCTGCCATACTAGGAAGCCAAAGTCAATGATGCAGTTAGAGAGCCACTTGGAATGGTATAAGTATCACCTGCAACATAAGCATTGCCAGTGACAGTGCCACTAAATAAGAAATTACCAGCAGAAGCATTATCCCAAGCAGAAAAATGAGTAGCATCTTGAGAACCCGCAATGTTTGTCCAAGTGACGGCGGCATCAGATGCAACCAATCCACTCGAAGCACTTGCAAAGGTTGCTTCTTGACGAGTTGTTTCAGTCGCAGCATTGGCAGTTCCATTCGCCCCTGGCTCGCCTGTATGAAGTTTGATATAAACATTAGCAGTTGAAAAGGACACAGCGTTTGCCACGGCATCAAGGAATTTGTTTGCTAGATAAGAACTAAGACCTGTCGCCATTATTCATCCCCCTCAATGAACTCTTCAATGACTTCAGAGATTCGACCTTCTGAGTCACGGATAACTTTCTTGCGAACCTTGCGCCGGTCAATTTGATTTGTGACCTCAACTGTTGGTGAAGCAACATTGACAGTTGGTGCATCTACGCGAATCTCAGGTGATTCAAGCATAACCATTGCAGGCTCGATGTTGACATTTGGAGCTGCGACATTGACAACAGGGTCAGGAACATTGACAACAGTTCCGCCATTGCGAGCCTCTCGAACATCATAAGCAGCCGAAGGGTCATTAGGGTCAATCTGCGCGATAGGTTGTAGCTGAGAACTTGGAACGCCTGTGTGTGAAATAGGAACCATCTCAACTGCTTTCAATACTTCTTCAGGGTCAAAGCCAACTTGAACAAGTTTGCTGACAATGTCAGCTCTTAGATTTAGGCCGACATCTTTAGCATCAGAGGCATCAATGTTCTGCAATGGCACGCGGAACTGATCGCCTGACTCACCGATTGGCGCTAAGTCTTCAACTGCGCGCACATCATTCAAAGACAAGAAGCCTTCACGGAGGCCCTTTGTGTAGGCATCATAGCGTTCAAGTGTTGTGCCACGAAGAAGGGCATCAAGATTAAACTTGATAAATCCATCAGGCTCAGGAAGTAAGTTTGAAAGGCTCTGCTCTAGGCGCTCAAGTAGTGGGCGCAAACTGTGTTGCACAAAGGAAAGGTTCTGCGCTTCAACAGAAGCAAATGACATCGCACCCGCAACGGGATGACCAAGAAGGGAGATAGGGCAACGGAACAATCTTCCAATTTCCTCAACCCCAAATTTGCGCGAGTCTAGGAGCTGCGCATCTTGGGCGTTTAGTGTCAAAGGTTTGAAAATTGCTCCGCCTGAAAGAATGCCAATTTTGCCCGCACGATAAGGCCCTGTGTGGGTTATGTTCCAATCACGGCTGATGTCCTGTGCTTGCTCTTGCGTAAGTTCGCCGGCAACTTCAATGACACCGCCAGGGTTGGCAGCGTTGCCAAAATAAGAAGCAGCATAAGTTTCTGCTGCCATTGCGCCACCGACTGCAAGGCGACAGGCTGCAACAGGCCCAAGACCATAATGCGATCCTGGAAGCCTAAACATTGGGATATGCAAAATCTCCCTGTTTGTAAGAATCTCAGTTCTGACAATTCCTTCTTCGCGGATTGTTATCTCATAAACGAGCGGTTCATTTGGTCTTAGACGGCGAATGCGAACCTCATCAGGGTTTAAGCAATAAAGCTCAAAGACTTCATCATTGTCATCGCGCACTGTAAGAATGTAGGCGTTGCCGTGGAGATTGAGAGAAGCTAAAACCTGTTCAAAGAACTCGATGCGTGAGGCTTCAGGGTTTGGTCTATTAACCCAAGTAGGTGTTTCGCCATAGACGGCTGCATAAGAGATACGATTGCGACCTCTGCGAACATAAGCGCCAAGCGGGAGCGATGAAATCGTGTCCCCTAGAAGTCGCACGCAAGCATAAACAGTTGACATTCTGATTGCCGAATCAGGTGTGACATCGACTCCTGATGGAGTCATAAACGCAGGGCGACCAGGAATGATTGGCTCTACATACTGCGAATTATTGTTGCGTTGTTGCGCAGATTTGCGAATCCGATTTGATAGCGCCATCAGTTAGCCTTCTCCGTAATCCAAACTAGAAATGACCCCAAGCAGACAAGAGCAAGAGGAACTGAGAACATTGCAAGACCTGTTGTAGCGATAAGCAAACCGCTAACTTCCACCAGCATTGACACATCAAGTTTTTTCATAATGCCTCTCAGACTTGAATTGAAAAGAATTGAGCCACAGGGGGCTTCGGCGGTGGCGGTTGCGTGGCTCTGTCATAGCCAAAGATTGAAGCAACGGCGGCATCGACTTTGCGCCGAGCCGAGGCCTTTGCCACCATCACGCCGCGACTTGATTGTTTGGTGACACAATTTGCGATGTGCCTTGCCAAGCCTTCATTGCCATCGTGAGTGAATGACTCATTGACGACTGCCTCGTAGAACTTTTGTGTTGCAGGAACCATTCGCTCTGCTGAGTTGGGGTAAGCCACAACGGGCAAGCCCTCTTCATCGAGAACCATAAATGTTCGGTTCCATCTTGCGGGGTCGAAAACAATCTCTCGCACAGTGATTCGATTATTCCGTGCAGTTGCAATGATGGCTGCTTCGACTTCGGCCACTGGCACAAACCAACCTTGTTCTGCATTATCAGGCTTCTCCCATAATCCAACGACTGAGCAATGTGGCTTTTCTCCGCCTAGATACCAAGCGATTAAAGCTGTTGAGTCATTAGAGAAAGAACCATCAAAGGCAAGAACTACATCTTCGCCAGGGATGTGCGGTCTGCCTTCATAAACAAGAGCTTCCCACGATCCTTGTGGAAGCCAAGCAGTCGTTGTGCTGACAAAGGTGTTGCATCTCTTGGTGCGAAATTCTGCCTCAGGTGTTCGCAATACTGCCGACTCAAAATCTTGAATGTCAACAATATCGCCAAGGCCAGGATTAGCCTCTGCCCAAACTTGCGGGTTCCTATGGTCGGCATCAATGGCAGTTGGTTCCCACCAAGCAAAGAAGAACGAAGGGTCAGTCTTTTCGCCCTTGACTAATTGTTGTCCATATTGATAAAGCGAGTAGCAGAGCGAATCTTGGCCCGCCGAGTCGCTCTTGATGCCCGCAGTTGTAATGCCGAAAAGTAAAGAATCCGCGCGAGCGCCACCGGCAAGGGATAGCGTGTTCCATAAATCCCACGAAGGTTGCGCGTGGACTTCGTCAAAGATAACAAGCGGTGAAGGGTTAAGTCCTTCTTTTGTGTAAGCCTCGGCAGAGAGGACACGATAGACACTCGCCTTCTCTTTGAACTCAATTGCATCGCGGTAGAGAGTAAACATTGATGACAGTTCTTCATCCATCTCAATCATTCGCTTAGCAGTGCCAAAGACGATTCGTGCTTGATCTCGGTCTGCTGCGCAAGAGTAAATCTCAGAGCCATTGCCACCAAGAGTCAAACCTGCAAGACCCATTGAAGCTGCCAAGGCCGACTTGCCATTCTTGCGACCCATACCGACTAGCGCGGTTCTATGACGGAAGCGCCCATCTTCTCGGCGAGCAAGTGAGTGGCGCAGAAGTTCTTTCTGCCAGTCACGAAGAATGAGAAGTTTTCCGGCAGGAGAAGCAACGGAATCCTTTGTCACTCGACACACGGCCTCTGCAAACTTGGCATAGACATCGCCATCGCCATTGTCTTGTTCTGACTGTGGCACTGGCGTTAGCCAGCGCGGGGGCCAACTACTTTGAGTCATTCTTGTTTTGAATTATCTCTTCGAGCTTGGTTCTCGCTTTGACTTCAGCAACTCCCATCTTGCTACGATCTACGGGAGTCAAACCAAGTTGGCAAAGAAGTTTGAAGATTTCTGTTTCTATCGTCGAGAGCATTCCGAACAAAGGGTTGGCATAGGCATAGCCCTTGTCGGTGTAAAGAACAAACTCGCTCTTTTTCATTTTTTTAGAAAGTTCTTTTTGCCGAGTCATCTTCTCGACAAGCGAGGTCAGCAATGGTTCATCGGTGACGGCTATCCAAGGAGCAAGTCTGCGCAGCTCGGCCCATTTTGCTTTTTGAACCTTGCTCAAATGCGCAGGCGGTTGACCGGCTAGTTGTGGAAGCATAATCAAATTCTTTTGGTCGGGCAGTTTTCGACCGCCTGGATTGCCCAATAAACGCTTGACTTCATTTGGCTTTGGTTGTGGCCCTGGCATTACAAATCATCACTCACTTGAATAAAACCCCCATAGGTTGTATCTTGCTACTCTATGTAGAAAGA